TGAACAGCCTGCGCTCGCCAGTAGCAATATCAGCACGCAACTTGTCTTCTTTAGCCTTTGCAACATTGTTCGCCTTTCGTAATGTCTGACCATAACTCTGCGCCACTTGCGCCATCGCCTGCTCAGTCTCCCTCGCCTTGGCGTTTAGCGCAGCAATCTCAACTTGCTGGCGCGTGTGCTCGTCATGCTTACCCTTGAAGTATCCACCGCCAAATGATGACAGCACCGCCATGACGATGCCAAGGATTACCCAAGGGTTAAACAGGCTCATGGCTTTGGTGGCTCATCGTTATCAGTAGCTTCAGCCTTGGCGCTTGCATTGGCAATTGCCTTAACCCCCGACCTACCAGCCACACCACCTAACACTCCAGTAATAAAAACCATGATGGTCGAAATCTGTTGGGTATACACCTTATCAATAGCCGCCATACTGCCATTCATAGGCTGTTGAACGAATGAAACTGAGTAGAGAAACATACCCATAGAGGCCAGCAGAATGGTCACCAAGACCACGATAACAAATGCCCATACCCTGACCTCAATTTCGTCAGCATTGAGGCGATTATTTGGTTTATATCCGACTGTTGGCATCACTTTTTCTCCTCGGGTTTAATAAGCATTTCGGGGCAAGTTCCAGCTGCTGTGCAAATTGGCGGCTTACATTCGGTATTTTGCCAATTTAATGGGTCTTGGCATGGGTAGCGGTAACGATCATCACAGCCAGTTAACACCACTAGCAAAATCGATAAAAACCAAATCTCATAAACATTCATTTTTCTTTATCCTTTCGCTGTTGCGCTTCTATCTCACGGCGTAATTTTTCCACTTTTTCAAGCTGCTGTTTAACCTCATGCTTGGCATCTAGGATGTCTAGATACAGCAATGCCCCCATTGGTAGTAGAAGAGCAATCAATACGCAAGCAGCTATCCATCCCACTATGTCCTCCCCCAGCGATTGACGAACAGGAGCCACAGCCACAGGTAGAGGAGGAATGTAATAGTCCCCAGTAGGTATGCTACTTTTAGCTGGAAGTTTCTTTCCTCTTCCCTGCGTTGCCATAACTCCTGCCTGTTTTTAGCTTCTTGTTTTAGCCTTGCCTGTGTTTGCTCTTCTCCAATCTTCTCTCTCATGCTGAAAACTTCTGAGTACAGCGCCCCCATCTCTTGCGGAGCTTGAAAAACCATGCACTCTCTTATTTGCACAACCAATCTATCCATCTCTTGCTGGGCCATCACTCGCTTAAGTGCTGATTCCATCAAATTTTGGTCAGGGTCGTAGATGTTCTTTGATTTCTCTTCTTCTTCCCTGATGTGTGCGGCTAATTGTTCTTGGAGCTTGAAAAATTCTGTTAGGTTTTTGACAATGTCAACTTTGACCTGAGTTTCGTCAACAGCAACATAGTCCGACTTTTTAGATTTACTGACAGGCTTTGCAATTTGGGTTTTAGGTTTGCCACCAAAGAACCCAATAAGCTTATTCCAAAAGCCATGTACCTCTTTGCCAATGGCAATGACTTCTTCACCAGTTCTTTTAATCTCAACAAAAGATTCTTGAGCTTGACGGAACAGCTCGCACCCAGCTTGGATGTTCTTAACAAGACCAGCCGCAAGCAGGCAGATGCTGATTGGATCAATTTACAGCCCCAATAGTTTTTTGATGAATTCTGCCGCCACGCCTGGCCCAAACAACACCACCACCATCAACGCATACAAAAGGTATTCAATGCGGGTCATGCGTTTGTCGCCAGCAATAAAAGACTTTTCAATGGCCTCATATCTTTGGGCGCAAATAGCCTCATGCACGGCAAAGTTTTTTTCTAAATCGCTCACCAAGGCACTCCTGTTGCTGTTACTGGCGCTTTCTGTAAGGCAATCTGTGCGGCTAGGCTTGCTTCAATAGCCTCAACATCTAACTTGTCTTTGACCCAAGCAATGACTTGTGCTTCAGTCAAAGAATCGTAAGCAATAAATGTATCACCACGCTCAAAGCTTACTGCGCCGTAAGAATCAGCAGAATAATTGCCATCAACAGCGTTTACACGCCAATGAGCAGTAGTTACCAAGCCATCTGAGGTTTGGCGGTCAAGTTGGTCAATTTTCCAAATGGTTGTCATTTTGTTTGTTCCTTAAGGTAATCTGCCGCCGTTTGTAAAAGACTTGCCCTCATGTGGAGGCATTTGGGTCATTAAGTCATGCAATGCTTTTACTTCTTCATTTGTTTCCACGATAACTGCTTCTATATGAGAAAAGTTGTTGAGTGCTGCAACTTGCAAACGATTTCCACCAAAAGTCATTGCGTATTTGTTATTTTTTTTTTTTAACACAATTGGCTTTTTAAGCCCGCTTTTACCAATGCTGTAAGCCAGTTCAATATGCCGAGGAAAAATTGCCCACTTATTATCCAAAACTGATTCTGTTTCAGAAATCATAATGTCAGCCAACGCAATGGCTTGCTTGGTACGACCAAAGTCATTCTCAGCAGTCAAAGTTTTCATTTGGCTTCTAACTTCGCAACACGGATTTTCAGCGATTGAATTTCCGCAATTGCTTCTTGCAATGCCGCAGTCAAAATTGGGGTTAATCTGCCGTAGTCCACACCTTGAGGGTTAATAGTGCCATCTTCATTTACAGCATCTTTTTCACCACTAACAGCGTTAGGCAAAATTAACTGAAGTTCATGGGCAATAAATCCATTATCCTCACCACCCGACTTCCATGTATAGGAAACAGGATTTAATGCCATAACCTTATCTAAAGCATTAACTAGAGGTTGTACATTTTCTTTTAAACGATAGTCAGATGAAGTGACATAGGATGTTGTTGAACCTCCTGATCGAATAGCACCAGTGTTAGACCCAAATGCATTGTAAAAACCAACATAAATATCTGATGGGTTGTCTGCATTATTTCTAATATTTAGCCCTTGGTGTGTTGCGCCACTAAAAGCTAAACATTGCTTTCCTGAATTAAATGCGCTTGTAACTCCTAGAAGAAAGTCACCCCCAGAGGTGATACGCATACGTTCTGCGGCGTTGGTAAAGAAGATAGTATTACCGCTTGTAAATCGGTTTATTAAATAACCATCTCCACCACTTGAAATAACATCAAAACTGTAATTGGCGTTTGCTGAATCAGTTAAACGCAAATTAGCTGATGTTGATTTAGTAATTTGCAATCCTCCACCATTGACAAAAGTAGGCGAAGCAGTACCAATCCCCACATTTCCTCCGTTAGGTTGTATTGCAATGTCGTAATTTGTGTTTAAGGCTGTTTGGTCTGCGGCTTGAATCCATGTTGTAGTGCCTGCACCAGCACCAACACCAAAATCACAGATTGCATTACTGCCGCTTCTAATCCTGAAAGCGCCGCTTGCCTGTGTTGTGCCAGTCGTTGCTGGAGCGCCATTTGTTGCATTAGAGACATAGAGGCGAACACCTGAAGTCAGTGTAGACGTACCAATACCCATATTGCCCGCGTCATTAATCCTTGCGGCTTCAACACCACCTTCAGCAAAAGCAATGGTGTCAGCGGCAGGGAAGAAAATACCTGTGTTGGTGTCGCCTGTAGTGGTGATGGCAGGAGTTCCAACTGCGCCAGCTGGGAATACAACACCACCAGTGCCTTTGGGTGTCAATCCAATTCCAATGTTTGTGTCGCCACCTGTAGCAGATAGCACTGGCGCACCACCAGTAGCCGCATTTGCCAAAGTCAACTCATTCACAGCAGAGGCTGTAGCAGTCACCTTGAGCAGTTCATTGCCGTTGGTATCAATGACATCGCCAACCAGCTTCAGCTTCTTGCCTGATCCAATGTTCAAGCCAACTGATGTGCCTGTACCATCAGCCGCAAAGACAGCGTCCACCGAGTCTAGGTCGGTATTGATCTTGGTCCCCCAAGTGTCTGTTGACGCGCCAACTTCGGGCTTTGTAAGTAACAGGTTGGTCGTCGTGGAATCTGCCATGTTAAATCTCCTATGCGGCCTCTTGCCAAGTGATTGAATTGTCCGACAAATCAGTCCAACTTTCTGATGTGTCTGAAACTGGCGTCCAGCTCTCTGATGAATCAGAAACTGGCGTCCAACTCTCTGATGTGTCTGCCTGTGGCGCCCATGATTCTGATGTATCAGGAATAGCACCCCAGCCAAAGCCAATCATTGTGCCAACAGCACAAATTGACTCAACGCCAATTATCCCTATGGATATGACATTTGATACGCTGCCAACAGCGCCTGTACCATCAACGCCTGTAATTGCTTGAAACGATATAACCTCTGCGCCCATAGTGCCAACAGCACCTGTTGCAGCATTGCCTGTAGCTGAATTGGTGCTTGTGATGCCAACAGTGCCAACAGCACCAGTAGACGCATTGCCTGATAAATCAATTGCAACAGATTGAGTGACACTGCCAACAGACAGGGTTGACGCATTGCCTGTAACCGCATTGGTTGATGTCGCTAGGACAGATCCAACAGCAGCACTGGCTGAATTGCCTGTAATGCCAACAGATACAGTTAATCCAACAGTGCCGACATTGCCTGTGGCAATCGTCCCATCTTCTTGGATTGATCTGTCGGCCAGCAGCGTGCCAACAGCGCCAGTAGACGCATTGCCACTGATGACAACATTGCCTATGCCGTAGACGCCAAGGCCATAGTAGCCTGTTCCATAAGCAGCCATGCCGCTGCCCCTTGGTTAAGCCAGCCTGATCAGGCCAGTGCTTGCATCATTGACAGGCATTGTCAGTGTGAATGTTCCAGCAGTCACTGTCTGACTGCCGAATGTATGCACGCTGACTGCCTTGTTTGACTGAGTCGAGTTATAAATCAAGACCGCGTCAAAGGCTGTGGATAAGGTCACAGCAGAGTAGCTAATGCTGGCGCTTGGCGTCACAAACGCTGTAGTGCCACTGGTGCTAGGAGGTGTGCCAAATGTCACTGTAACGCCGCCTGCGGTGTAACCTGTGCCTGATACCTCACCTGATGCGTTGTAGGCTGTGGTGGTTGCATCTACAGTGGCAGAGGCCAAGTACAGAGCAGCCTTGAAAGTGTCTGCTGTAGTGGCAGCGCGTACAACGCCAGTGCCAAAGTTATGGTGGCCGACAAGCAGCTCACCCTTGAAACTGGTACACATTGCTTGTGTATTGGCCATGATTTATCCCTTAAATTTGTTGGCTGATGCCATCAGCAAAAACGCCACGCTTGAGCGCCATGTGGACAGATCGATGCACCATCTCACCAGCAAGCCAATACTCTACCCAGCTCGTTGTCTCGGTATCGTTCTCCAATGAACCCTCACGCTTCTCAAGCAATGAGTCATCCATCTCGCCTTTGGTGGTGTTAACTATCATCCAAATGTCCTTGCCCTTGCCAAAATCGCGCCGCCCGATGTAGAACCACGATCATCTGCAATCTGCAACTGATCTAGTCCTGCCTGATACAGCGATGACCATACAGTGATTCTCGCATCGTCTTGCAAGTATGGCGCAGCCTGTAAAAGTGAACCATACAAATACACATCAGGCGCTTGAGTCAGCAACCAGTTGGTGGTGTTTGTGTTTGATAACTTAGACAACTTTGCATAATAGACCAGCTCTGCGGTGTACTCGCCATCAGGGATTGGCAATAGTCTGAATTGGTTTCCCACCACGCTGAAATACAAAGGCTTGCCGCTGGACAAATATGTCGTATTCGACAGCGCATCCATCGCATCAATGGTTTGGAATGTGAGATTGGTGACTGGATTGGTATTGATCTTGATGGCTTTGACTTCCAAGAAGTCATCAGGCACTGTGCCGTACTCAGCCGCCGCCGCAAATGTCGCATTGGCACGCACAATCATTTGGCGTGTACGCAACTGGCGCTCAATCTGAGCCTCTGCCAAGCTGACAAAGTCTGAAATGGCAGTCGCCAAATCAGTGCGGTTGAGCCAGTCGCCAACCGAGGTCTTCAGCTCCGCATAAGTCGTGAGTGCCATCAGGTAACCTTTTCAGTTTCTTGGACTTCACGCATCACCCAAGTATGGTCATGCTTGAATTCAAACATCCCAATGTGGCCGATTTCCTTGCTCACATCGTGATCAATCCATATCTTAAAGCCTGCATCTCTGGCTTTCTTACAGAAGAAAACATCCTCGCCAATGTAGCCACGTTTGTCATGCCGCCATGGAGTCTCAAACCAAGGCTCTGACAAAGCCGCAAAGACATTGGCCTTGATCAGCATCACGCCCATGCCAACCGATCCAACTTCTTGCAGGCCAGTTGATTCGGGCATCGTATATACCAACTCACGCTCGCCATTCTCTTTGTAAATCTGCGCGGTGGGTCCTGTAGGCATACGTCTGCGAGCGCAGTTTGTCGCCACAATGTCCAAGTCATGTTGCAGCAAACGCTCAATCATGTCATGCGGAAACCGCATATCTGAATCAATGAAAAGCACATGGGTGCATTTCTCACGCATTGCGTCTAGGCACAATTCAGCTCGCTGATTGGCGATAAGCGTCCCCTGCGATATTTTCAAGCTGATGGCATCATTGGTGTTCAATGTGTGGTTAGCCACCATGTTGACAAGATCATAGGTAAACATGGTGTGAACCATGTCACGCGCTGGTGTGCATACTGCGATGTATTTCATACTTGTCCTGGTCGTACACGAAAAAATCTGTTCTCTGGATCATTAAGCCAACGCTTCATATATTCCTGATCTTCCAGCTTGCCCTCTGATTTGAGCTTTGCATATATGGACATTGGAATGCTTGCAACGCGGTGAAACTCACCCTTCCAGCCGGCACGCTCATCAACCATATTGAACTCTTGCTTGTTCTCTTCAATGATGTCTGTTACATCCTGTTGCGTCTGAATCGTTGCCTCATCAGTCTCAGGGTTGTAGTGCCAGTAGCGTGTGATGCCTTGGTCTTTGTCTTCGCTGAATATTCTTTTTTCCATGTAAAAAAAGGGGGGATTGCTCCCCCCTCTTCCTTTGCTTCGTTTAAGAAGTTACCAAGTCTGCTGCCAAGCCATGGGCATTTTCAGCAAGAACTTTATGACCCCATTCAACCAAAAGCATACGCTTCTCGGCGTCACCAGTCTTTGCCAACTCAGTTTGTTGGTAAGGACGCAGGACAGTCATTTTTGCGTACTCAGGATCAAGCACCCATGCATCACGCTCGCGTTGGAAGCGGTTGGGGACAACTTGAACTTGACCAAAATCGCTGACATAGATGTCGGCTGCACCAATGATGGTTGCAGGACGATCACCGCCGTTGATGTTGTAGCGAGCTGATGCGATGCCAGAGAAACCTGACACGCGCTGCTTGTTGACAGGACCAACCATCAAAATCTTAGGTGTGCCGCCTTGTGTCCATACTTTTTGAATCACATTCTTAAGAATGGTTTCAGTGAAAGTACGCACAGTGCCGTCAGTGCGAGCTGAGTTAGGCAAGGTGGTGTAGCTAGGATTCACGCCGTTGGTGGTGTCATAGTCCACGTTGGTCTTGATGTAAGCCTGCAAAGAAGCAGTCACGCGAGCTGTGGTGGTGTTACCGGCAACAGCAATGCCGCCGTTCAACATCACAAACTCTTGGTCACGCTTCAATTCAGAGCCGCGCTTGGCGATCTGATAGGCCAACTCAGAACGGCGGCCTGCTTTGTTGACAACTTCTTCAGTGTTCGACAAGACAATAGTCTTGCGTGAAATCTGAGCATAGTTGGTCAAGCGAACAGTGGCTGTGACTGAGTTGAAAGTTACATCATCACCCTCAAGCTGTGCGTTGGCGGCAGCAGAATCTAATGAATCTGTTTGCCATTCAAACAAAGTGTTAGTGATGTTTTCGCGTCCAATGTTGGACATATAGGGGGTTTCTTCGGGAGAAATGTTTGTGATCACATTGCTCAAGTCTTCACGAATACCCTTTGCAGAGTAGGTCGTGAACGTGTTCGTTACGATAGCCATGATTTATTCCTTATTTCAAAAGTTGGAAGATTGCATTGGCCGCATCATCGACACGGCCAGTTTTCGCGACGCGCTGTTGTGCGCGAACTGCTTCAGTCGTATTTGAGACTCGCCCTGCTGCACCAGGCTTGGCAGGCCGAGGGCCGTTGTTCGTCACTGGCTTGATGTTGCCCCTCTTGGACATCATCTGGTCGTAGAGTGCTGCCTTACGCAACATCAGGACCGCCCTGTGATCCACCACATTCTTCAACTCGTCTGGTGTGAATCCGATCTTTTGACCGAAATCCATAAGCAAAGCCTTTTCAGCCGCTGCTTTCTTGGCGTCTTTCCAATCAGGGATGGCCGCCAATAAAGCCTCTTGCTCCTGCTGCAATTTCTGCTGCATGAACTGTGCTTGCTCTTGCTGAGACAACTGAGCCAGACGCTGCTTTTCACTTTGAATAGCCGCTGCCTTATCTTGGTTGTCCCGCATCACCTCGCGCTGCCGTACCCATTCGATGGGGTCTTCCTGATAAAGACGATCCCAATCAATGTTTGGCTGCGCCACTTGTTGAACCTGTGATTCCAACGCACTCAACAACTGAGCGTACTGTTCACGCTCGGCACGCACTGCACTCAACTCAGCTTCGGTTTGCTTTCGCACCTCGGCGATTTGCTGCGTTTTGCGTGTGTAATCCTGTGTTCGTGAATAGCCTTTTTGTAGCTCGTCTAGCGTCACTTCGACTTCTTTGCCGTCAACTTTGACGGAGAAGACTTGTGGCTGTTCTTGCTCCTCGGTGTCTTCATCTAACTCGGATTGTTCGGCATCTGTTTCATCATCAACCGCGTCTGCATCTGTTGATAACTCTTCTTCTACCGCCGCGCCCTCATCGGGCGACTGCGCCTCGCGGTCTTCCTGTTGTCCCTCATCGGGCAGTAATCCCTCAAGTGCATTGGCTGCTTCAGCCACATTCATTGGACCCTGTGCTGCACTGCCTGCTGGCGTTGGTGCTACTGTCTGCATGGTCTATTTTCCTATTTAAACAAGATTCTTTTGCGCTCGCTCAATGGCGCGTTGCGCCACCTTGCCGTTGTCCACCATCTTGGTGATCTCAATGCGGAAGTTTTCAATAGCCTTCAGCATTGACCAGGCGATCTCGCGCTTGGCGGTTTCTTCGGGTTTAGTAGACTCAAAAATCCAATACTGGTCATTTTTCATCTTTTCCAATACCGCCGAAAAGACCTCGTCATTGGCTAACTGGTGAGCCTTTTGACCTTTTCGTACTGCGTCTTCGTTCATTGAACCATTCCATTAAGGTTGATGGGTGGCACTTGCTCAACTGGCGGCGCTTGTACTTGGTTGGCGGCTTGAACCGCCTGTTGCACAAGAGCCGTCTGCTGTTGCATTGCCTCTCTGTCCATTGCCTGCCGAGCTTCAATCTCAGCAGTGCTTATCTGTGTGCCGTACTTTAACTCAAGTTCATACTTCTTGAGCAGTAAGTCCTGCGCCAATTGATCTCTTCGATAATCGTCATCGCGCAGCATCTGTTCGCGCTTCAATTCCAGCTCGGCAGCCTTTTTCTGAATGTCAGCTTGGATCGACTGAGCCTGTACTTGCGCCAATACTTGCTCTGGCGTAGGCTGTGGTTGCTCTTGCGGCATCTGAAAGTCAGCAGGCAGGGTATTGAAATAGCTGGATGCGTCCTTGTAACCCGACAATTCAATGGCTTTTTGCAATGTGCGGATGTACATCGGCAGAGATGCAATCTGATTCATTGGCCCAAACTGCGCCATGATCTGCTCTTGCTTTTGCATGATGATGTTCAGTGCCGCCAGCTTTTCGTTGTTGTCACCATTACCGAGGCCAATGTTGACATTGACATCCATACTGGCGTCCCATACGCGAGGATCAATCTGCACCCACTCGTTACGCAAACGCACCATGCGAGGCTTGTCTTGGTGTGTGGTCATCAAGTACAGAATGCCCTTGAAGAGCTTCTTCATACCCTCGGCCAAGATGCGAGCTTGCAGCTCAAGCCTTTGACTGCTGGCGCTGACTGTGGCGGCCACCGCTGCCTTGGTGGTTGACTGCAACGCGTCAGGGTCCAGCCCCATCGCCGCCTTGCTCATGCCAGTGCGGTCTTCGCGCATCTGATCCATGTAGTCGAGCATGGGGAATGCGGCCTGCCCAACGAATGGGCTTGAGAATGGCTGAACCATGCCTGGCGCTCTCATGCGGATGATCGCCCCAGTCTCGTTGTTCAGCACATCGTCAATGTTGACCTGACCCTCAACCACCGCAGTGCGCGGATGGATTGACTGCGCCAGCGAATCCAGCGTATTACGCATGATCTCGGACTTGATCTCTTGGATGTCGTGCGTGATGTCAAAGATCGACATAGCCTCAAGTGGCGAGGTGTGTGGCTCGGGATCGCAAGGAAAGTCCACAAATGGGATGTAGCTTGCGGGTAAATTCCGCACCATGGTGTATCCCGAACCCATACAACAGATTTTCCGCAACTCGGGGATGCCATCGCCGTCATAGTCCACGCGCATATACGCTTCGATGTACAAAACCCTGCGCTGCATGGGATTCATGCTGTCCGCTGCGCCAAAGGTGGTACTCAAAGGCTGACGCGCCAAATACTCGTCATTGCTGTCTAAGTCGGTGCTGCTGATGTTCTCTTCGATCTCGTCTTGGTCGTATCCCATGTTAATCAAGTCAGAGACTGTCGCCATTTGGCGGTGAGCAATGATGCCGGCGTCATCAAACGATCTAGCCCTGCGATCAAGCAACAACTCCTCGGGAGGTACGGCCATGATGCGGATACGGCCATCTTTGGTATTACGCTTGATCTGAACGTCATGCAACATAGGTTGTTGCATAGGCATCGGCAGGCCAGTCATAGGATCAGGCTGTGGCTGCATCATCTCCATCGGCATCGATGCGTCAGGATAGCTGACCACAATCTTGACCTCGGCATCCTCTTGCATCAGGATTTGCACAGTCTGGTCATCAAGCCCCGAATATTCTTCTATCTTGACCTCTTCGTTTTCTTCCCACCAATACTTGGCGATGCCGCACTTACGCACCAGCGAGTCCTTGAACAACGCATAAGTGGTCATAAAACCATTGTTGTCGGCGCTAAAAATATAGTTTGCGTAATCTGTCGCCTGCTGTGCGCCGGCCACATCTTCGGGTCCACGCGGCACATACTCCACCACATTCTCAGAGCTGAAGAATACTTTCATCAGGCTGGGCAACATGGCGCTGACAGTGTCGCGCACCTCCATCGCCACTACTTGGCTGCGGCCATCTTCCTCATTCCCAAAGGGGTCGCCTCGGTAATACTCAGTACCCTTGGCGCGGATAGGTGACACATCAGAGTCGATATAGCTGACGGCGTCCTCCAACTCGCCAGAGACAATGCCCTGCAACTCGGTGTCATCCATCGGCTCAATGGCGGCGATGTCGGTATTGATGGGTAATTCGTTAATCATTTTTTTGCCTTATTTCTTGCAGATATTGCTTTGGCCTTGGATCTTGCATCCTCTTTGCTGGATGCTCCCCATGCTTTCAAACTCAGCAGCAAGCGCGTTGGCTCGCCGTCTTTCATCTCTGGGCCTGCCATATTGCCCATTCTCGCAAGGAATGATGCCCTGCGCGGATTGTCGCCACTCTTAACTGGCGCTTTCAGATTCATGCCCTCGGCCTTGGCGCTGGCGCGTCCCTTTGCATTTAAGCCGCCACTTGGACTCTTTCCCTCTTTACGCTGCCACGCTGGTGTCTTCATATGGCACTTTCTTCAAAATTAAATACATGGAGTCAACTGCGCGAGGCATCCGCAACAATTCATCTTGTGGCAATTTTAGACTCGCACCATAGTCG